TCCTTATGATTTAATTTAGCTGTTGTTATTTTGCTCTATATCCTGCTAAGAAATTCTGTAGCTTTCCAAAGAAAGTCATATCTCTCTGGATAGCTTTCAAGGCATCAGGCTTAATGTTTTGAACATTATTAATCCTTCTTATGCCTGCTATATTAGCTACAGTATTATTCTGGACATTAACTTGATCCTTCTGGTTTCCACCTAGAAGCTTAAAGGTTTTGCCTCCGTCGTGTTCAACAAAGAAACCTGCATGCCACTGTGTCTTACCATTTCGTAGGCGAGTTTTCATAACAACAAGATCCCCTGGCTGTGCCTTATCTATAGAAATACCTCTACCAACTTTAAGATATGATCTAGCTCTTAGAGCATCATACCTCTGAGGAGAAGCAATTCCTAGACTGCTTAAAACATGTCCAGCAAATGCAGCACACCATGCGTTACTATCTAGCTGCATATCACTAGGGTTCTTAACTCGTCCCTTAACAGCCCTGTTCATAAAGCCAGCGATAGTCTTCTGGTGATCTGGGTCTTTCTCACTTAGTCCTAAGTATCTATTGTTAAGTACAAACTCTAGTGGATTTGTAGCTGCCTTGTCTAGCGACTGTGCTACAGTGCTTTCAAGTTCTGCTGACTGTGCTTCACCACCAAAGATAGCTTTACCAATAGCAGACCCTATGCTACGTATCCAACTACTAGAGCCTTCATCTGTGACTACTTCCTCAGACAAAGCTTCTCTGTTTAGATCAAGACTTCTTTGTATTCTCTCGTCCTGTCTAATTTGAGCATTAGATAACCTTCTTTCAGGTACAGTTAGAGAAGCACCACCACCTAGTTCTTCTGGCCTTACAGGAGGATATGGTACACCATTGTCTCCTATGGCTCTTTCCATAGTTTCGACAAAACCCCCATCACTAGGAGCCACGCTGTCAAGGTTATAAAATGTATCAACAGCAACTTCAGGCTCATAGTCAGCTATCATGCCGTCTTCTACTGCTTTTCTATATTTTTGTAATACTTGGTCTTTTAATCCTTGAATACGATTAGCATTAAAATCCCATAGATTAACAGTAGTTACAACAATGCTTTGTGTGGTTCCTATATCCTCACCTTCTGGTTTAGCAATAAGATAGTATTGATTGGGATTTCCAGATTCTCTTAGATAAAGATCAAACCCAGGCTTATATCCTCCTGCCCCAAACGTGGACGGCCTAATCGTTGTCCCTTTTACACCCAGTTCTTTTTCAATATATGCACCAATGGTTCGATCATTGTTTACCTCTAGAATACCCTGTTCAATCTGTTCGACATTAACAGGAGAATTAAGAGCGTTACTTTCTATACGTAGTGCAGTAGTACTTCCGTCTTTATTTTCTATAAACTGGTAGTCATCAAGAACTAATTTAAAAGCTTGAGCCTTTGCCTCCTCTTCAGTAATCTGAGCGCCAGTTTTCAATATTGCTTCAGCAACACTTTTTACTTCTGCTTCCATTACGAAAAGATTATTTGCTTTAGCTTCTGGAGAAGTTAGAACAACTGCATAATCTAAGAACTGTTTAAGTTCATCTTTTTCTAGTTTAATGCTACGTCCTTCATATAGCGGACCCTGTACACTAGCTACCGCTTTTTGAAAATCCATACCAACATTAACCATTGCTTTAAGATATTTAAATCTTTCTGAAGCCTCTCTTGTTAAAGCTGCTGCTGATATACTACCACTTGTCTGAGCGTCTGCCTCGACTAGCGTCTTATACATTTTTTCTACGGCTGCAAGTCTTTCTGGATAATTTTCTATATCACCCTGAAAAAGATATTGTACCGAATTATTTACAACTTGAGAAATTTCTGGAGGAGTGCGGTTATAATTAGAATAGAAATTTAACCTATTAGTAGCTGCTTCATTCAGTCTCGCTTTTTTAGTCTCTTCGTCTATAAAAGTAGTTTCTTTAATGTTTTGCCGTATCTCATAATATTTTGCATCAACGTAAGGAGCTACATGGTCAGCAGTTATCTTAACAACTTTGCCATTTTGTAGCCGTACACCCTCTGGTCTTATTGGTAAATTACCCCAAGAGTTTGGCCCATAATTCTGTGCTACTGAGGTTTCAATAGCCTTGGCCGTCAATGCTTCTGTTATAAGCTTTTCATTCTCTTTAGCCTGTTTTAGTATGCGGCTTTCGATTGTAGCTCTTTGACCTGCTCGTTTACCTACAAGCCACTGTGCAGGCTGTCCCTCAGGACTAGATTGGGGAGACTTTAACCAATCAACTAGCGCATTATCCGCATTATATAGAGAAATTTCTTCCGCATATTTCCACAGAGTATCTAGCGTTTCCGCGTGATTTCCCCAGTTGGCGTCTACATGTCTAAGATAGGCATCGTTTATTTTTTCCAGAGCATCTTGTCTATCTTGAACTGTCTCTAAAATAATAGACAAAGAAGTAGTAAATCTATTTTTTCTATCTTTTTTCTGTATCTCTTCTCTACCAGGAAGATAGACTTTTGCCAGAAATTCAGTATTATATTCCTGCATACGGTTCTTAAATTCTTGAACCAGTATCTCGTCTACGCCTTCTTGTTCTAATCTCTCTACGTTCTCATCAATATATCCTTGACGTATTGCTAGAAATTTCTCAGCAGCAGTCCCGTCTACATCATCTCTAAGACTAAAGTAATGTTCGCTGTTTTTTTCAAAATCTTTCTTTAAATTAAAACCTACTTGAAGAGCGTACTGACCTAATTCATTAACCTGGTTCTTAAACCTACCGTCTTGAATTTTCTGTTCACGCTCTAAGGTTTTGCGTAGTCTTTCATCACTGTCTGCTTTAATAGCAGGAGTTATGGCTGATACAAACTGACTTAAAGCGCTGGGTTGAACCTGTTCCCGCTCTGGTCTTACATATGTTTCTACTGGACTAGCAGTAGGTGTCACACTGGACATTGAAGGGATGTCAAGTTCCTTTATCTGCGTTCTACGTTCTGCCATGTCTTCCTCTTATGTAGTTCCAATGTAAGTACTATTCATTGGAGGTACTGACGGGAAACCCTGTTGACCTATAGTAGGTATCCCTGGGTCATTCCCTCCTAGTCCTATAGTAGCTAAGAAACTACCTTTCTTATTACCGCCATACTTTCGTTCTGTAGCATATGCTTTCATGCTAGCTTCTACTAGCATCCCTAAAGCACTAGGCTTTCTACCTTGTTCTACCGACTCAATTCGTGCTATGGTTTGAGCATCAATACCCTGCTTTTCAAGGTTTATCTGTTGCAGAGTATTCTTTAATTGCTCATTGTATATCGTATCACCACGGAGCCTACGAGCCTCTGTATCAGCTAGTAAAGCCTCCACACCCTGACCTTCTACACCTGCTTCTCCGGCAGCTACAACCTTTGATTCTCTAACCCGTAGAGCGCTAACAAGGTTTTCTAGTTTAGCACCAGAGGCACGCTCTGCCTCCTGAATAGCTCTTGTATTAAGAGCCTGTATCTTCAGATCACGAGCAGCGGCAGCACGTATCCTATTATCTAGATAACGCTGTTGTTGTTCTGCCGCTTGTCTACCACTATCAAGAAATTTAAGCCCAGTGTCTATGACAGCAATAGCGGTCATTGGATCAATAGCCATTGTCAATCCTCACAAATTCTAAAAATGGTTTGTTGCCTACGCCCCATCTTTCATGTTTCCTTATAAATGTGAAGCCGACAAAGCGTAACCATTTAATAGCTACCTTATAGTCTGCATCAACTGCATTAAATAATATGGGGTACTTCTTGTTTGTTTCTTCTACCCATTTCCGTGAACCACGTAAAAATGGTATCCATACTTTCTGTATGGCAGGAGTAGTGAGCAGCCAGGGAGCAGCAGTTAGCTGATCTATAGAGGCTACACCATATATACCTGCTATCTCTTCTGTATCTCTTACAAGAAAAGTCCAGCACTCGTCGGACTTATCAAGCCCATACTGTAGTGCTTCACGGGTACTGCCATGTGAGGCTAACACTTCTTCAGCATCTTCTCGCCTTAAGTTATGCTCTAAGTAGTCTATATCTGATTGTGTGCTAGCTCTCACATGTACCTTCACTACATTCTCCTAGAACGTAATACATAGAAACCTTCCCACTCTGCCGATTGGAACTGGCAGGGAAGATGACTGTCGCTTTCTAATCTAATCTTTGTTTCCCCTGCGTGGCCAATAACACCAAAGCGGTATGTGCCACTATCAATAGCTGCCTTGTTAAGTACGTTAGCAGCGCCTCCTACAATCCGTCCAGTAAAGTAACGAATGTAGGGTGTTCTCTTAAGGGGTTCTATGACTACCTTAAAGTAGCCAGTGTTATTGTACACTACAGCATAGTTACGCAAGTGTAAAACACTTGTTGTAATTGCTATGTTATCTTGCTTAACTACTGGTTCAGAAAACTCGTACTTAAAAGTAAACGGAATACCTGCATATACTACCTCGCTTGCTGCTAGTTTACCTGCAACACTAGACAGAGGTATTATCTTACCAGTCTGATCTACGTAGATTGTACTAGCATCTGTGTATGGAACACTAGTTAAGCCAGAGGTTTCTAGTCTAACTCGTCTATCTAGATGAATAGAGAAGGCACCATCAGTGTAGTTAGTCGCATCATCTACAGAGAGATTGATACGCTCTAGGAATAAGTTAGTACCTCGTTTAATAAGTATATAGATGTCTGCACGATTGAATGAGAAACCTATAACATCTCCATCAAATACCCAGCGTGACCACGAGGCCTGTAGCTTTTCTCTACCCTGCCAGTAGTAGCGATATACGTAGATTGCTTTAGTATCATCAGTAGTCTGTACTAAAATCATATCCTCGTTAGACGAGGCTTGGATATTAGTAATCTCACCTTCTAAATACTGTGGGATATGTGCAGAAATTTCACTAGCATCGTTAGTGTCTGTATCAGTATCTACAAAGTATTCCCACATACCAGACCATGCACCACGCTTGGAGGCGAAGTACACGAACTTACCAGCCTGTGCTGGCTTGGCTCGTAGTGATGCCTCAAACTCTGTGGTATTGGCTACGTTAATAGTCTCTGGTGTTAGTACGGGATCAGCAGTTACCTTAAACTGTGTTAGATCAGAGAATAGCAGGAGGCTTTCACTGAATGGTACAGCATGTTTAAGTATGCTAACCTTGTTAGAGGATACTGCTACGTCAATAGGATCACTATCTACAATAGCTAGTGTGGATTTTCTAAAGAAGTCAAACTCAAGGAACTCACCAGCACGTCCGAATATAATATTCTCGTCAGCTAGTAGTCCTAGTCTGTTCCTGTGAAAGAATATATCTGATATAGTAAAGTCTACAAAAGATGGGAATGGATTAGTATCATCATCTCCCACTTTGCGTTCTGCATATACAGCAGAGTTAAATGTGAAGTTACCACTAGGCAGCTTGGCTAACTTGTGTGGCATAGTAGAGGCGTCTAACTGTGT